GTTTGACGACCAACCCTTTTCGGTGCGGGACCACTACCATAGCCAGATACCTTTGGTGAAATCCAACCATAACCCTTTTGCATTGCTGTAGTATCCATGATCTGACCATTAATCCTGGTACAGAAATGACCTTCACCATCCCAATAGCAGTGAACCTTTTCACCACTAAAACCACAGGTATTTGCCAAAGCCAATAGTGCATCTGCTCCATCACTACAGTTACATTTACCTGCAGCTATTGCATTTTGCCAAGAACCGTACTTTTCACTATCGCTATAATGATCATAAGGAACAGTACGGAATATTGCTTGTGCCATCTGTTTAAAACTATCAAAGCTAATATTTGGTGTGCCTGTTGCAAAATCACGGACTTTGAATGCAAGCCCAGTATCAACGTTTCCGGCACCTGTATGTATACTTGGTCCTTTCATACTCCAAGTATTCACAGTATCCTTAATTTTTCGTACATTTGGATATACTGTGTTTTCCCAAGGACCAGCACCACTTCTACTGTTAGTTGGTAAGCAATCTGGACTTACCACGCCACCACGTATAAGTTCTGTAGTGTTTATTCTTCCATTGTTAGCATTATATTCAATGATTCCAGGAGTTATGCAGGGTATGGTTTGAGCTTGAACAGTACTAATATATTCAGGTATATGTTTTTCACGACGAATACTTGAAGCCAATATTCTGCTCATTACACTCATTCCACTACTAGAACCTCCACTACTTGCTCTACCAACTACACGGTTTCTTTGCATCATACCAGAATTAGATGGTCCTGCACCCCAAAGGTTAGGATTTTGAAGTTTTCGATAAAAACCACCAATGGTAGCACCTAATTGATTGAAATAGCTACTTGATTCTTTTTTAATATTTTTCGCAGCTGAAACAATGCTGTTTTTCATACTATTCCAGGCTTTAACCATTTCTTTTGTTATTCTGGTAGTGCTGTTCTGCATTTTACTAAGGTTTTCACGTGTAATGTTATATGCTTGATTTAAACCATTTCTAGTATAATTCAAGATATTTAAAAGGCTAGTATTGATATGATTAGTCATCATATTCATTTGAGCCATTTCATTTGCACGGATATTAGTAAATGCTTGAGTGTTCATTAGTTGTAATTGTGAGAGGTCAATTCTGGCTAATGATTTCATTTGATTATATTTGTCATTAACATTTGCAACCATAGCATTCAAGGTAGTGTTTTGATTATCTACCTCTTCCTGTGAATCCCCATTGTCAGTTGATTCAGTATTGGTCTGTACATTTGTAGTTAAGGTTTGTTCCGGCAATTGGAAATCACTATAGGAAGATACTAAGCCTTCTCCAACAGCTGCTCCAACGGTTTCGGCTTTGCTTGTAAGATTTGCAACATTATCCAAGGTGTTTTCAAACTCAGCAGTTACCTTGTTTTGAATAATACCCGGTGAATGTATACCCATCGCTCCAAGCATTGAATCTACAATGTCTTTACCTACTTGCTTTGCCTTATTAACCAGGTCGCTACCTACTGAAAGAATTCTAGATCCAATATTCATGAATTCATTGTATACTTTTCCAGGTAATTGACTAATATATGAAATTACTGCTGAAACTACTTGTGAAGCTTTACTTCTAGCATTTGATATCCATTGACTAGCACCATTTGCAATTCTTGTTGCAATATTTACAATGAATCCATAAACACGACCTGGTAATCTACTAATAAATGATACAACTGCAGAAACCATTGCAGAAGCCTTGTTTCTTGCATTAGCAACCCATCTTGAAGCACCTGCTGCAATACGGCTTGCAGTAGCAATAATCCAAGCAAAAACACGACCAGGTAACTGACTAATCCAAGATATAATACCATACACAAAATTCATACCAGCTTGTAAAGCCATAGTAGCTATTTGAATAATCCAGCCCGCTATAGTAGTTACAATAGTGGTTAAGATAAGTGTGAAAGTATCAAGGAGTATAGTCCCGATACCTGTTAGGAGTTCAGATAATGTTATTTGACCTTCGGCAAATTGTGTGAACAAATCAATTATTTGTAGGATTGTATCTGCCACGATAGTTAAGATTTCAACCAGGAACTGGAATGCTTCACTTGAAGTAATAGCTTCAAATATTTGCATTAATAATTCACCGAAACCTTGTAGGGCTGGAACGAGATTACTCATTAACCATTCTCCTAGTCCCTGCATAACAGCAAATAATCCATCTATTGCATCATGAACTTGCTCATTATTATAGTACAAGTATACAAGTATTGCTATTAATGCTGCAATAGCAATAACAACAATCATTATAGGATTTGCATCCATTACGAGATTTAATGCTGCCTGTGATTGAGCTACAAGCCAATTTTTAGCAGCCAATGCAATATCTTTTGCAGCAAGTAATGCTGAAGCAAAGGCATTACCCTCTTCAGCCCAAGTTGCAAGTGTTGTTGCTCCTCTCATCAAATCAATAGCTTTTCTTGCAGCACCGAAACCATCTTTTATTAATCCACAAGCATCTCTTGCAGTTTTACCTATTGTTCTTATTGAGGTAATAGAATCGCTGATTGGTTTTACAAAATCATTAATGTAAGGTGCTACAGTAGCAAATCCAGCAATAGCTCCACCAACACCAATAATACCCTTAGTCAAACCAGGCATTTCATCGTTCAATCTGATAAATTCATCACAGGCTTTTTTGATATAAGGTGTTACCTGGTCTCCCATTTGCCTACCAGCAGTTCTGAATATTTTCTGAACTTTTGCAATAGAACCACTTGTAGTGTCCATTACTCCACCAAGATCACCGAGACCACCAAGACATTTATTTAATGCTTTTGTATATCCTTCTACATCTGATGCTTCACCAGACCAACCCATAGCTTTCATTTTGTCCTTAGTAATACCGAAGTTTTCTTTTAATATCTGGAAATCACCGTTAAGACCACTGAATGCTTCTCCCATCTGATAGGTAGCTGTTTGAGTATCATTACCCATGAGCATTGAAGCTTCACCAAGCTTCATGACCACATCCTTTGTTCCTGCGAGTTGTTCATTGCTCATTGAAGTGGAAAGTTTGATTTTGTTCATTGCATTTACCATCTGGTCCATTGAAACAACAGATGAGTTTGTCATTGTATCGATAGATCCAAGCAGTGCATCACTTGCAGTTTTTGAACCCATAATAGCAGTATTCAAACTACTCATTTTCTCTCTTGAAAGTGAAAGTCCCACCGTAAGATCTTTTATAGAGTTAACTCCAAGTGCACCGATTGCTGATGCTATCATTCCACCCATTGTCTGGAAGGAGGTTCCTACTGCCGATACTTTGCTTTTAACCGAGTCTAATGCAGAACCTAATTTTGTTCTGATTGAAGAGGCTACTGTTGAAACCTTTGCTTTTACGGTGTCCCATTTTGAAACAAGACTTGTAGAAATAGCTGTACCAAGAACCATTATCTTACCTTTTGTGGAAGTAATATCTACCCCCATTTCAGTTATTTTGATATTAGCTCTTTGAATATCAGATAATAGTTCAGGGTTGAGTTTGATTTGTTGGAACTGTTGTGAAGCCCTAACTGCACCTCCTCCCGCTACACCTATTTTTTGTGCTAGACTTTGCATTCTTTGTTCGTGAGTTTTAAGGCTCATTAATGCTTGTTTTTCGGCATTGGACATGTTTAAAAATGCAGTTCTACCAACCATGCCAGTTTCTTTTATTGTGTTTTTTGATTTTTCAAGTGGATTTCTTATTTTATCAACTGATTCTTGAAACTGTTTTGAAGATTGAGTGCTTTTGTCGAAGGATTGTTTAGAGGAGCTACCGAAATCATCTACTTGTTTTTTCACTTTTTGAACTGTTTGTGAGATTTGGTCTTCTGCTTTTAGTATTACATTTATTATATGTTGTGAGACCATAATTTAACCTCTAAAAAAAAATAAAATTAATTAAAAAAAAAGTTTTTTGAATAAAGTTTATTCTACTTTATTCATTTGTTCATATAGTTCAAGTCTTCCTTTTACAAGAAAAACCGATTGGATTAGTGTTAAATCTGATTGATTATCCTTTAAATGGTAGCCACAATAATCCAACCAGATTATGCTTTTAGCTTCTTCAGTTTTGAGGAAACTCTTCTACATCACTTTCAAGTTCGGCATTGTTTAATCCTGAGATTTCTTGAACCTTTTCATAGATTTCTTCTATAACATTAGAAGGAGCTTTAAGTAGTTCTTCTTCGGTGATGAGTTCTTTTTCTTCAGCATATTTTGAATTATCAAGTGAATATGCTACTGCCTTGATTTTTGCTTGATTTTGAGCTTGAGTAGTCTTCAATACAGAAAGTTTACCTTTACTCTCAAGCTGTGACTTAATGCTTCTTGCCCTATTTCTTGAATTATTTGATTTTTCATTTGTTTCAAAAGTACCAATGGCTGCAGCTTCAATCTCAGAAATTTCATTAATTTCTTTCTGTGATAAAGGTCTAAGCCATACTTCCCCATTGAGTGAGTTTATCATGTATTTTTCTTCTTTGCTTGTTCCATCAACGATGTCTGAAATTCTTATTATTTTAGCCATTTAAACCTACCCCTCTGATTTATTCTTCTTGTTCAACTGTTATTGTGAAATTTTCAGTTGTTTCATTTACACTTACAAGACCACCGGAAATTACTTTGTATCCTTCAACACTTGCACTGTATCTACCATACTCTACTGATGCAAATGTTACTGTTCCATCTGAACCAGTTGCAGAAGGGTCAATACTGATAGTTTTATCATCTCTTGATTTCAAGGTTACATTAACACTTGAAACTGGGCTTTTATCTGCTTTTTGAACTTTTACGGTTACATTTGAAGTTCCATCTGCACTAGCAGTAATTTCCGGTTGATTATTAACTAATTTTACATACATATCAGTCATAACTTCTGTACCGTCTGCAAGTTTTGCTTTTCCAGTACCCATGGTCTGAAGGTTGAATGTTACCTCTATCTCATCTGATTCTGAAGCCTCATATTCAACTGAGAATAGGCATTCTGGGAAATAAATTTCAAGTATATCTGCACGGTTTTCACAGACATTAGCTATTACTTTAATAGGTATTTTATAGACCTTACATTCTGAAGGTGAGGTACCTGCTTCACCATATTCAGCTTTCTGTATCAATTCAAGTGTTTCTTTTTCAAGGGTTGAAGTCATAGAGATAGTAATTTCTCTTTGTTGAGCTGCAGCCTTTCTCTGAGGCATACGGCTACCAAGACCAATAGTTGCATCTTGATTGAGGTTGTTTTTACCCTCAAAACTGAAACTTGAAACAATCCCTGGAGGAACATCGTCATCCAATTCCAAGCTCACATCATAGAACATTAAAGGAATATCGCCTTCAACTCTTGTTTGTTCAAAAGTGTTAGCATCGATTTCCTCCATGGTTTCGTCTTTGTAGATCCAGTCTGCAGCCATGGTCATAAACTCATCGGAAACCTCTAATTTCAAACCATCGAGTAATGCTCCTACAATGGTTTTTTCGGCTACATCGAAGGTTTCCCAAAGGGTAAAACTATTTAATGAGGTGGATTCTCCACCATAGAATTCGTGTGTGTTGGTTTTTGTTCCACTTGTAAATTTATAATTATCAAGGAAAGCCTTAAAGTAATGTCCAATCCTCTTAAGGTCGACATCTGATTCAAAGCTTGAGGTTGGTTTGATTGCTCCAGCTCTTGCTCTTTTAATCATACGGCTTCCACCAGTTTTTGTAACTGGCTCAGCATTAAGACTGGCACTTATTTTTGTGCCTTGTTGATGCCAATCTGGACTAATAGCTGGTTTTCCATATTCGCTTTCCTCTTTGATACCGAGTACTCTAAGTCCCATTCATATCACCTTATCGTCTTTTTAATAAATTTTTCTTTTCTTTTTATCTGATTTTTAAAAATCACAGAATCTTTTTGCACGGAATTTGAAATCATAAACAATCATAGACATTGAAACTGAGTTAGCTGCACCTTGAGGGTCTTCACCAGTAGTTGTTAGAGATTGAAGATTCATATTATCAAAAAGTCTACCATTTTCTGGTGCATTATTGTCAATTGGTGTTAATCTCCAATATTTTTGTAATGTTTTTCCAATTCGTAATGCAAGATTTCTGCTTTGTCTTTGCCCTAATTCTGGGTCTTCACTATCATAATCTATTGCATAAAACTCATAACGAGCCACATACATTTCTGATTGATTTCCTACTCCAACTGATTCACGATACACTCCATTTTCTACAATCCATATTGAAGGATAGTCTGCACCGTGTAGCTGTTTATCCCCCATATAAACTTCTATTACATCTTCCAATAAACCTCCAGTAGAGCGTTCTTTCTCAAGCATTTCAAGAATAGCTGATGGTACACGAGTTAATACTTTATCAAAAGTTGGTCTAGTTGCCATGTTTTACCCTCCATAATTTTCCTGTAATGCTCTTGCAAACATCTCATCAAGACGTTTTTTAGTGTTCTTAATGGACTTTTCAACGAACCTACGAGGTTTTATACCGCGAACATACTTAGCAAAAACTGTTTTACCTTTAACGGTAAAGACTAGAACGGAAGCCTTGCGAGGTCTAATCACATCTCCACGCTCACCATAGATACCAGTACCATTGTTTACCCATTCTGAATAACGAACATCAGAATACACATTCCGTTCAAGTTCACCCTTTTCTTCAATAAACCATGAAGCATACAGGAATTTAGTTTCACCTTTGGGACTGTTCAATGTTAATTCACGTCTTAGCTCTTCACTTGAATTTGTAAGAGTGCTTCTTATGACATTATGTGTAATGTATGATGGATCTACACCAGTTTTTTCAAGTTCAACTGTAAATCTTACCATCATTAATCATCTCCATAGACTGCAAAGAAATCAATAGTTGAGCTATTTACCTTTGAAACTTGATATTCTTCAAGCATTTCCTTAATGTCATCTGTAAGGAAATCTACTGAGAGGAAATCTACATTCCAATTATCATGTTTAATTATAGGTGTATCTCTTCTAGTCTGAGCAAAAGCTATAAGATTAGAAACCATAAGACTTGTAGCAAGCCTTATAGTTCCTGGAGGTGAAGTGGTATCGGTCAAATCTTCAAATGTTCTATTACAATAACGGTCTACTGCATCAGAAGCTAGTTCAATCCATTTTTCAAGAAAAGTGTTAAAGTCTTCTTCAGGAGTATCAGAATTCTTAAACCAATGTTTAGGGGCTATACCTGTAAGGTCTACTACATCTTGTTTAGTACAATACACCATTACCACCCAACTTATTCGTTATTTTTCTTGGTGGATTTCCTTTTATCAGATTTATTATCAAGCTCCTCTTTAATCAAGGTGTATAATGCCTTAGTGGACTGTCTAGTTAAACCTGGCAAATCTTCCCAATTAGGTAACACGATAATCACCACATCTAGATTTTATGGGAAGCTTGGATTTTACTAACTTCATCTGCAGTCATAGAAGATACAACAGCAGCTTCCCTGAAGTTGTATTCAACATCAGCCCTGATTCTGAACCAGTACTTGGTGTTTTCTTTTGCAGGTTCTCTTTCAGGTTCTACAGAAATATTCTTCCATACACCATAATTCATATTCCTTGGATCTTGAAGTGTACATTTAACAGTACCTGCAGCAGTCCTTGCATCTTCAGCATCCAAAGTAGTACAATGTTGAATTGGAATACCTTTGTAGGAAAGTCCACTGAAACCTGTTTGAGTAGAATCTCCAAGTTGAGTACCACGAGACTTAAGCAAGTTTCTGTAAGCGTCCTCTACTTCAAACGGTACATAGAACTTAAGATTATTCCTATTTCTGAATCTTGGTGGCATTGCAACAATCATTTTATCGAACATGTCCTCAACAGTACCAGTAGCCAAATCAAAAGAACCACTATCACTATCCACACCTTTAGATTTAAGTTGATTACCAGCTATTTTTAACCAACCATCATTAGTACCAAGCAAACCATCAGAACTGAGACTAGTATCACCAAAAAGAGCCCAATATTCAAGGTCTTCACCTATCCTTTCACCCATCATAGAAAGAAGGGTCTGTTCGAATTGAGCTTGTTCAATGTTATCTTCTTTCTCGTCATCTGTGATTTCACACATAGCTTTCAATTTCTTTACATCCAATTCGTTTGCACCGAAATCAACATCTGCAGCAGTAATGTTAGAGCCATCTGTTACACCAGCACTGTTGTAACCGTTTGTTAATACTCTACCATTAATACCTGTTCTGTTTAATTCCTTCTTGGGTCTGTTCATTAACTCGAATTTTGCATCGCTAAGGATTGTTTGAGGCAATGTAGCATACCTTAAGAATTGACCGAGCTGTTCAGGATTTAAAATAGCTTTTCCAGTAACCATATCGGTGTACATTGCTTTGAAAGCTGATTTTTCATTTTCATTTACAATTTGATTTAAAACTTGTGAATTATCCATAATAATCACCAATCCTTTTATTCTTTAATTTTTTTTATTCTACTTTCATGTGAGTAGCACTACTTCTACCCATAATCTCATAGACAGTCTGAGTATCGGATTTTTTAGCAACCTGTTTAGCATCATGTTGATTCAAAGCTTTGCCTTTTTTAGCGACATCAGAACCGTTACCAGATTTCATTTGTTGAAGCTTTTTGATTTGAGCTTGAAGAGAAGCTATTTTTTTATCAATATCTTCATCAGATACAGTACCATCAGCATCTTCATTACCATTGCTGTTGTTGTTTTCCTCTTCATCTTCTATATTAGCCTCATCATCACTAGAAGCAGCAGCAGTAGTGGTGTCTTCTTTTTTTTCTTTTTTCTGTTTCCTTTTACTAACTGCTTTCATAGCAGCAAGAAAATCCTCTTTAAATTCATCAAACTCTTCTTTAGTAACATACTCTACAGACTTCTTAGCAGCTTCAACATCTTCAGTTGCATTATTCTCAAGACCAATGAAACTTCTTAATTGGTCTTTAAAAGTTTTATCATCCATATTTTTCACCTTATCACATTTACAAAATTTCGCTTTACGAAGGCAAGGCTTATTAACAAGACTTATAGTGAAACCCACAGGATCTTCATCAATAAAACTGTGTATAATATCGCCTTGACTACGTTTCATACTAATCTTATCTGCACTCTTTCTCTTCAAAACAGTAGGACTATAACCGGTGAAATCACCATTCAAAGCCTGCCTGATAGTGGTAGGGTCTGTGATTTTCGTTGTAGCCATCCAAGTACCAGCAGGCACTGTGGTTTCCTCCCCATCAAAATATTTAATCTTCAATGGTTCACTGGTAATCCAGGATTTAACAGGAACACCTACTTTTTCTCCAGTCTGGAAATATTCATGTTCCTTATCTACAATCTGATAATTCTTGTAAGCTACAGCTATTTCACGGATTTCGTCAGGTGTAAAAGGTTTTTCACCACGGCTAAAATCACAGTCTGCTTCTCCAGGAATCATTACAGGTGCAGTAAAAAATAGTTCATCAGTTTTTTTATCACTTTTCTGTGATATGTTTTCTAGTGATTCCATAATTATGATCACCAAAAATCAATTTTTTAAAATATAAAAAAAAGGTATACAAAAAATATTTAATATCCCAATATTTTTTTTTAAGTGTGAAATTAGGAAAAAAAGTAAAAAAAATAG